TGTTAATATAATCTACTAATTTACTATTATCTGATACGTTATATGTTTGCATTAGCCTTTCGCTCCGTCTGCTTGTGCATCTAACACAAAGTCTTTGAACTCTTCGTTTCCTATTTTTACTGTTACATTTGGTTTGAATGAGTTCTCAAACTTAGCAGCAAATGTGTTCAAACTATAGCCCACAGTGCTTGTAGTTAGACTTTGGGTTGTTTTTCCTGTTGATAAAAGAGCAAGATCCCCTAATATTGGTTTCAAATCATCACCACTGTCCTTCAAGTCGGTTGTCACAGTTCTCACTCCCTTAACGGCAATTCCGATATTTCCAATGGAAGTCAAGCTTCCAAAAATGGTAGCCAAAGATTCTAATTTTCCTAAATTGAGCATTGCCAAAGTACCCGCAAGAGCAAGGAGCGCTGCTACAAGGACTATTCCAATTATAGAGCCAATGACCCCTAAAGCTGGTGCTGCCGCAGTAAGACCTGCTATCATTGCAGGTAAAAAAGTTGTAAACACACTCATAAATGTTGGGAGAATAAGCATCAAAAAGAATATAGCACCTGCGAGAGCAATAATCATTGCTGGAAGACCACCCAAAGCTTGGCTGAAGTCCAAGAATTTTTGAGCCAAAAAAGCAATACCATTAACAAGAGGGGCGACTTGTATCGCAAAGTTCTGAAATGCTTTTGTGAGTTTTTGCATTACATCCATTGCGTCTTTGACTCTTTGGTTAAACTCTTCTTCTGCTACTGAATCTCGTAAACCTTTTCTGTATTCACCCACATTCATTCCAAAAATACGTTGGGCCTCTGCCATATCTGAAATACCAGCTGCGTTGGCAATTGCTTTCTGTGAAAACCTATCCATATCCTTGAAAGCAATACCTTGCGCTTGAATAGAGCTGATTAGGGTTTCAATTCTTTCATTTTCTTTCATTGTCAACATTTCTGTTGCTGACAATTGTGTGCCCAAGATAGAATTAAGTTTACCAACAGTGTCTGCTGCACTAGAAAATGTATCAAACTTCTCTGCTAAACCCAATAAAGTTGCGGTTTCAACACCTGCGGCTTTGGCTTGCGCAGCCAAGTCAGAGAACACTTTGATAGAATCTTTACCATATACAGCAAGAGATTTACTAGCATCTACAAACCCCTGCATCATTTTAGAAGAAGAAATACCAATTTTTGTACCAGCAATAGCTAATTGTTTTGTTAACGATGCTGCTCGTTTTGTGGACATCCCAAAGTTGTGCGCCATTATTTGCAACGATTTAGCAGCAATCTCACCAGAAACACCAATTTTTTCTAAAGTTGCAACTGTTTTCATTAATTCTTTTCTTCCTTCTTTAGAAGTCTGCATAAAACCAGTAAAATTGTTAAATAAACCCTGTGCTGCTTTTCCTGCTTCTTCTGCTCCAAGTCCTAGATTACGAAAGCTTCCCCCAACAGACATAATCTCTTCTGTCATTGCCCTACCAGCACCAGTATTGGCTGCAAAGGCAGCACTTGCTTTATCAACCGCCATTGCTAATTTGAAGGTTTGTGATAAAACATTTGCAAACAATCCCAAAAGTATTTTTTTTGGATTTATAGCATCTTTAAAGCCATCAGCTAACGCTTTTGGATCTTTTCTTGCTCTCTCGCCAAAATCTACAAGCTTCTTAGTGAAAGAATTCATAGCAGGAGAGATTATTCCAAGTTTGGTGCCAATACCAGTAAAAGTCTCTTCTATGACTTTTTTGTTTTTTGCTCGTGCTTTTGAATATTTTTCTTCGCCCTCGGTACTTTTAAGAGTTTGATTGTATAAATCAAGAAGTCCTTGTTCTTCCAATGCTTGATTTTCAAGGCTTTCCATTTGATCTTTGATCTTCTTTTTTCGTGCGCTATCGGTTTCTGCATTGTATCGCTCTTCTAGTTTCTGATATTCTTTAGTGCTTACAAATGCATCGCCTTTTATTTTTTCTAAAGTTTCTAAGAGTTTGAATTGTTCTTGTATGGCCGCATTTCTTTCTCCAAGAGCTTTATTTTGAGAAATGAGAATCCTGGACTCTTCTGCCTTAGCCTTCAGACGATCTTGTGCCTCGTCCGTAGACTCTTTTGCTTCCTTCAGTCTTTTATTCTCAGCTATAATAGCTTCAACTTCTTCTTTTGTATATTCTTTGGCCATTCATTTAATCCTCGTCTTTGAAAGGCCAAGATAAACCTGTCACTCTTTCGAAACTAGAGACATCGGCTCTAAGTTCTTCTCTCTTTTTTGCTGTTTGGGGGTGTTCATTTCCAAACTCTTTGTAAGCATCAAGAAATTCTTTTTGCGCTGCAACCGCTTTGGCATATGATTTAACGTCTTGATATTTACCCATGATTTTAAATTTTGTTGAAGACTCTTCTTCATTAAGATTAGCAACAATATTCACATCTTTTCCGTACATGTACTTAAGCAAGGTCTTTGTCCAAGAACCTAACATTTCACTCCAAGTCTCATTTAAGGTGACTTTTGCCCTTTCTAGATCAATAACAAGCATATACGTTTCTCCTTAACATAAATAGTTTGCATAAAAAAATGCCCGTAAGGGCATCAACTTCTTTTCTTTGAGGCTTTTTCCATTTCTTTTTTTTCATCTTCAAATTGCTTTCTCATTCTTTCACAGAACCAGTTACGCAATCCAATCGGAAGATTGTAAATTTCTGTAAATGACCACCCACCAAAATGTTTCATAATGAATATTTGTTCGTACAAAGCCTCAGAATATTTATCGGTTAGGCCAAAAAAAGTCCGTATTAAACGGAACCTCCATTTCTTGTGAATATCCACAAGAATTGCACTGAAATTCTTCTGAGATTCTTATATCGGGCGAAGCAACCTTATAACAAGACTTGAGCTGTCTAGAGTCTAAAGTTGGCATATTATCAACATATCTAGATATAATTGACTTATCACTATGACCTTCAATTGACACAATCATTTGTTTGAATTGATCTGTTAAACTAGTTTCGCTCATCTTTCTTTTCTTTTTATCCGCTGCAAGCTTTGTTAGGAACTGTTCGTCTTTTCCATCTAATATTTTAAATTCAACACTGAACTTAGAATAAGGCATTTTTGTTGTAAAATTACCGTTCGGAAGTTTTTTAAGGTTTAATTCTTCGCTCTCTTTTGATTCATTGATTTTTTGATTTGTTAGATCAAAATCAAACTCCGCCCTAGCGGCGCAAGAAGGGCATGCTACTTGTGTTTTATAATTGCCCCCATAACCAGAAATTCGTGCCGCAATAATTAAAGCATTGCGATCTCCAACCAAGAGATCAACAGCTTTAATGTTTTTATCAATTATAAGAGAATCTAACATTCTTTCAATTGCTAAACCTTTTTTAAGCAAAGTTTGTGAAGATAAAATATCTTCCTCTTTTGCTGTCATGAATCGCATTTCTATAACTTCTTTCCCGTGAAGCGGGTGGCCTTCTGGATAATTTCCTTTTGATGGTAGTTCAACAAATTCTGTTGGCGCAACAAAGCTTAATGGGTCAAAAGCTTTTTCTACCGGTTGCTGTGGTGCCTCTGCGGGCTCTGGAGTGTGCCCTCCAAGTCTATCTTTATTTCTACTCATTTATACCTCTTAAGTTAATGTTGCTGTGTCATATGCAACTGTAATTGTAATTTCTAGGAGATCATCACTTGAGTAATCAAGGTCTCCATATTTTACTGCCTTGATAAATGGATTGATAAGTTCCCAAGTTTCAAGGGGTGTTCCGTTTGGCTCTAGTTTTCTTATTACTATGTTTTTTTTTGGAATGCCTGCTCCTGCCGCAAAAACCCTTTTTATCAGCCCATCTTCTCCATTTTCCGGAGGTAATGGGTTGTAACCGTTCATCCTTAAGGAATCTAATATCTCTTGTCCTTTGGTTGGTAAAAAAAGATCCCCAGCAGGAACATCAACTATGGTGATATCAATATCATTCCAAGTTACAATACCGGGATACTTTATTTTATGATTGATAAGCTGATATTCGGACATTGAGATTTCTGGAGATGGCTGCGTAACAGATTTCGCCCACCACAAAATATCATCCCCGAATTGAATTTGAAAACGAAACTTTCGTAGTGGCTCTAAGGTGTTGTTGGACCAAAAGCTCATTTATTCTCCTATACTGGTTTGAAAAAATCAGATTTTGTATTTTGCGCACCACTTGTGTTGCCACTTGTATCACACTGTGCCCAATCATAACGAACGGACATTTCAACTTTTCTAAGGTCATCAGAAGAATAATCTAGATCACCAAACTTGGCTGATTTCAAAAAAGCATTGTTAAGTGTCCAAACCTCTATAGCAACACCATCAGCATTCAATACTGATATTACTACTGCTGGCAGTGCAACACCGGCAGCTTTGGTTTTAGACATAGTTACATTGCTGTTTTCATTTGCTTTAACAGTATAGCCCATATCCTCTAGAATTTTGTTTGTTTGAGAAACAGCATCAACTGAAATTGGATCAACCAAAGTAAAGGATACTTCGTTCCAGCTAACACGACCAGGAAAATAATATTTATTATCTAGATAATTGTGCTCTACCTCTGAAACATCAAAGGCTGGTATAGTTACGGTTTGTGCCCACCATAAAATAGGCGATGCTGCACCACCAAGTTGTACTTGAAATCTAAAATTTCTTTTAGGTTCTACATCGTTTGTTGACCAAAATGCCATTGTATAATTCTCCTATAATATACATTAAATAGTTTAGAACTCAATTCCGGAGCGTGTGATATTGAAATCGATAGCAATGAACTCAATAGCTTTAGCAGGCTTGATAAAAACCTTAGCATACATGATATTGCGATCTTGATAATCAGGTGTTGTTGTAGTTTCGTCTAGAACAAGTTTGTACTCTGAAATACCAAAACGAGTCTTAGCATCTGAGAGAATTGGATTGGCTCCTGCTTTGAAGCGGTTCCAAGTAGCGCGAACATTGTTATCAAACAAAATGTTACGAGCAACAACTCCAATCTTCTTCTTGAGGTGAATCATCAAGCGACGAACGTTGATGCGGTCAAGAGCAGAAGGGGTCTGTTGAAGAGTTTTCTGTCCGAAAACAACCGGTCCTTCACCAGGAAAGTTAGCGATAGGGTTAATGTTTGCTTGGTACAAGTCATCACGGTCGGCTTTGTTAAGGTTTTCAACTGGGCGTTGAACACGAG